CAGACGTGGCGCCGTTCTTTGAATATTACGACGCGCCATTCCTAAGCGCCAACAGCATCCTGGCCGAGTACCCTGACTGGACAGACACCAGCTACTGGCCAGAGTCGTCCAGGATGGTGGGGATCCGAAAGAAACAGGCAGACAAGCAGGGCGACCCAACGCAGAAGCGTGGAACCGTCGGCGCCTTCTGCCGTACTTATACAATCACGCAAGCGATCGCCAAGTTCCTGCCGGACGTCTACACACCGACAAGCAAGGACGACCGCTACACATACGCAGCCGGAAGCACTGCTGCAGGTCTCGTGGTCTACGATGGCGACCTGTTCGCCTTCTCCAATCACTCGACCGACCCAGCAGGCGGCCAGCTGTGCAATGCCTTCGACCTGGTGCGCATCCACCTCTTCGGAGATGAGGACGACGGCATCCAGGGCAAGAGCGGCCGAGACCTTCCGAGCTACAAGGCCATGGCGAACATGGCGGTGAATGATCCGAGCGTGGCGATGACGTTCGCGAACGATCAAAAGGAGCGCGCGGTGCTCGAGTTCGGTGAGGAGCCGATTGAGGAGCCAGCCACAGAAGACGACGACAGCTGGATGATCAAACTGACCAGAGGCGACAACGGAGAGATCAAGAAGCTGCTCACCAATGCAGTGCTGATCCTGGAGAACGATCAACGCATCCAGGGCATCCGCTTCAATGAACTGAGCGGCGGCATCGAAGTCAGCGGCCGCCTACCATGGAAGCGTCCGAGCAAATACTGGAGAGACGTGGACAGCGACCAGCTCTACGTCTGGATCGCCGACAAGTATGGCGTGCAGTTCCCGGAGATGCACTTCCAGAAGGCTCTGGCCAGCGTCACGAACAAGCGCAGCTTCAACCCGCTGGTGGACTATGTGAGAGGGCTGCCAGACTGGGACGGAGTCGAGCGCGTGGACACGCTGCTGATCGACTACCTGGGAGCCGAGGACAGCAAGTACACCAGGGCAGTCACAAGGAAGACCCTGGTCGGAGCAATCCAGCGCGTGCTGCAGCCTGGCTGCAAGTTCGACACGGTGCTGGTCCTCGACGGAGCTCCTGGCATCGGTAAGAGCACACTGCTCCGTAAGCTGGGTGGCAAGTGGTTCAGCGACTCGCTCAGCCTGGCCGACACCAGGGACAAGACCGCAGCGGAGAAGCTCCAGGGCGTCTGGATCATGGAGATCGGCGAGATGCAGGGAACCAGGAAGGCCGACGTGGACGTGATGAAGGGCTTCATCAGCAGACAGGTCGACGAATACCGCCCGGCATACGGTCGCACGGTCGAACGCCGACCACGTACCTGCATTATATGCGGAACGACCAACAGCACGACCGGCTTCCTCAGAGACACCACAGGCAACCGACGCTTCTGGCCGGTGACGGTGAACAGAGGCGGCCGCTTGAGTGTCTGGGATATGACCGACGAGACCATCCGGCAGATCTGGGCGGAGGCCCTGCTCTACGAGGCCGAAGGCGAGGACAGCTTCCTGGATGCAGAGATGGAGAAGGAAGCAGCCAAGGCGCAGCAGAACGCTCTGATGTATGACGAGCGTGAGGGCGAGGTCATTGACTACCTGGAGACGCTGCTGCCGGAGGACTGGAGCGCCTGGGATCTCGACAAGCGTGTGGACTACTTCCGCCAGAGGGACGTGCTGACGCCAAAAGAGCAGGCGGGCACTGTGCCGAGGACGAAGGTCAGCGTGGTCGAGATCTTCTGCGAGTGCTTCGGGCGTCCTAAGAACTACATGACAAGGAAGGACGCGGACGAGATCGTCAGCATCATGGCCAGGATCCCCGGATGGGAGAGGAACGGATCCATGAGGAGGGACAAGGTCTACGGCCGCCAGAAGGTCTTCGTTAAAGTGTCAACGAGCTAACTGGCAACGAGTGACAGAGTGGCAACGACCGCCAGCGGCGCAAGTGTCAACGAGTAGAGCGCGTTGCCGTAGTCGTTGCCGTGAGCGTTGCCGCCATAAAGCCAGCAACCGCAAGAGACAAGAGACGAGAGGCAACGAGGCAACGACCTACTATATAGAGTTTATAAAAATAATAAATAGCATGTGAAAACGGCACCCACGTACACGTATATAGGATGTATAGGGAAAAATGGGTGCCTCGTTGTCACATGAGAATAGGAGGATGAACATGGACCAACTAGAGAAGGAAGCCGAGGCAATGCTTCGCAAGCGCGTCAATAATATAGGCGGCCTGTTCTACAAGTTCGTCAGCCCGGGGAACAATGGGGTGCCTGACCGCATCGCTGTCCTACCTGGTGGGCGCATCTGGTTCATTGAATTGAAAAGCGACACAGGCAAGCCAGCGCGACTGCAGGAGTGGGTGATCAAGCAGCTGAGGATGAGAGGCGCGAACGCCATCGTGATCAGCGGCAAGAAGGAGGCTCAGGCCTGGTATGAGGCGCGACTGCGTGACGCTGATGGGGTGGAGCAGGTGACGGAGGTGGAAGCCGATGGAGTTTAAGCCGCACGACTATCAAGCGAGAGCCATCGACATGGTGGCGCGCCAGAGTCACGTCGGCCTCTTCCTGGACATGGGCCTCGGCAAGACAGTCATCACATTGACGGCGATCCAGGAGCTCATGTACGACCGCTTCGAGATCTCGAAGGTGCTGGTCATAGCTCCCAAGCGTGTGGCGGAGGACACCTGGACGAGAGAGCACAAGAAGTGGGACCACCTCAAGGATCTAACGGTGGCCAGGGTGCTGGGCAGCGCAGAGCAGCGTCGCAGGGCGCTGGCGTCGGAGGCTGACATCTACGTGATCGGCCGCGACAATGTGGTCTGGCTTGTGGAGCACTACCTCAAGGCGAAGAAGGGCTGGCCGTTCGACATGATCGTGATCGACGAGCTCTCCAGCTTCAAGAACCCACAGGCCAAGCGCTTCCGGGCACTACGCAAGGCGGCGCCTGCTGCCAGCAGGGTCGTCGGTCTGACCGGTACGCCAAGTCCCAACGGTTTGATGGATCTGTGGGCGCAGGTGTACCTCCTGGACAGAGGCGAGCGTCTGGGCAAGACCCTGGGCGCCTACCGCGAGAAGTACTTCACCGCGGGAGCTCGCAACGGCTACGTGGTCTACAAATGGAACCCAGTGAGAGGAGCCAAGCAGGAGATCGAGCGCCGGATCAGCGACATCTGCGTGAGCATGAGCGCGGCCGACTACTTGAAGCTGCCGAAGCGGATCGACAACATGATCCCGGTGCAGCTATCTCCGGCCGAGCTCTCCAAGTACAAGCAGCTGGAGGAGGAGCAGATCCTCACCCTGGAGGGCGAAGACATCGTCGCACCGAACGCGGCGGCCGTCCGGATCAAGCTGCTGCAACTGGCGAACGGCAACGTGTACAGCGCAGACGGCTCGGTCGTGGCGTTCCACGATCGGAAGGTCGAGGCACTGGCCGAGATCGTCGACACGAACGACAGCCCGGTGCTGGTCTTCTATTCCTTCAAGCATGACCTGGAGGCGATACAGAAGGCCATCCCGGAGGCTAGGATCTTAAACACAGAGAAGGACATCGCTGACTGGAACGACGGCAAGGTGCGGGTGCTCCTGGCGCATCCGGCCAGTGTGGGCTACGGCTTGAACCTCCAGGACGGAGGGCACACAATCGTCTGGTACGGACCGACGGACAGCCTGGAGCTGTATCAGCAGGCCAACGCCCGACTATATAGACAGGGGCAGGAGAAGCCGGTCATCATCCACCACCTCATCGCTGAGGGCACCGTGGACGAGATCGTGATGAAGTCCCTGGAGAACAAGGACACGAGCCAGGCGGCGTTCCTGGCAGCGTTGAAAGAGAGGCGGGGCGATGAACAGCGAGGGCTACAGAGACCCAACGGCGGAGGCAGCTCTCGCCAGGGTCACAAAAGAAGAGAAGAGGAGGGCAAAGCATGAGGCTATATCTAAGCGGTTCAATCACAAAGGACCCACACTACGAGAGGAAATTCCAGGACGCTGCGGCAAAGCTCAGGGCGAAGGGGTACGAGGCCATCGTCAACCCGGCCGAGCTCACGAAGGTGATCGGCCACGAGTTCGAGTATGGCGAGATCATGAACCTCGACCTGAGCATCCTGGCCATGTGCGACGCACTGATCCAGCTCCCGGGCTGGGAAGAGTCAAGAGGCGCAAACATTGAGTACGGCTACGCGCTGGCCGCCGACAAGCTGATCATCAGCCTGGAGGCGATGCTGGAAGGAGGTGCCTGCTGATGGAGAACGAAGAGATCGGCGCCGTGTATGACTTCCTGATGCAGCCGCACAGGAAGAAGCAGGAGATCAGACGGCTGGAGGAGACCATCGAGGAGCTTCGCGGCTGCCTTCTCCCTGGTGCGATACGATACGACAAGGAGAGCGTTCAGTCGACGCCTAAGAACCAACAGGAGGAGACGATCCTCAAGATCATCGACCTGGAGGGCAAACTGGAGACACTGGGAAAAGAGCGGGCGGCTCTGATCATCGAGGTCAATGAGGCGATCGACCTCCTGGATGATCCGGTGCAGCGCTCGGTGCTCACGTTCTACTACGTGAACCGCTACAGCCCGACAAAGGTCTCCGACCTGATCGGCTACAGTGAGCGGTGGATGTACAAGGTCAAAAAAGAGGCCGTGCACAAACTGTTCAGTGAAATGCAGTGCCGTGGCATGTTATAGTATAAGCAGCGAAGAGCGGGGTGAGAGCCTCGCTCTTCTCCGTTTACGTGAAAAACTAACACGAGCATGGAGGTGAGAGAGTGCCAAAAGCAAGGAACGCCAAGGCAGACGAGGCTCTGGCGCTCTATAGGCAGGGCCTCAAACTTGTGGAAATAGCCAAACAGCTCGACCTACCTGAGGGGACGGTTCGACGCTGGAAGTGCACCTATAAATGGGATGGCGAACGCTCGCAACCACAAAAAGCGAACGCTCGCATCAAGAAAAAGAGCGGCGGCCAGCCTGGCAACAAGAACGCCGTCGGCAATAAGGGCGGCCCAGGTGCTCCACCAGGGAACCAGCGAGCCAAGCGCTGGGGGCTGCTGTCCAAGTACATCCCGAAGGAGACGATGGAGATCATGAACATCACGGCGGACACTTCGCCGCTCGACCTTCTCTGGGATCAGATACAGATCGCCTACGTGGCCATCATGAGAGCCCAGCAGATCAGCTTCGTCACCGACAAGGATGACAGCACCACGACGAAGATCAAAGAGGGCTACAGCGACACAGGCAGCACTGAGGAGTGGGAAGTCCAGCAGGCCTGGGACAAGCAGGCCAACTTCATGAAAGCACAGGCCAGAGCGCAGTCAGAGCTCCGGTCGATGATCAAGCAGTACGACGAGATGCTGCACAAAGACTGGGAGGCAGCCACAGAGGAGCAGAAGGCTCGCTTGCAGCTGCTACAGTCCAAGATAGAAGGAGGCGGCGCGGATGAGGCGCCGGTCATCATTATCAATGACACAACAAGGCGAGACGCGGATCAGTGACCTGATCATCCCAGCCTTCTGGGACGCGTTCAACGATACAACCCACACGCACAAGATCCTGACGTCTGGGCGTGCTGGTACCAAGACGAGCGAGGCAGCCATCGAGGCGGTCTACAAACTGGTGAGCCTGCCAGAGTGCTCGGAGGTAGTCATCCGAAAGAGGCACAACAAGCTGAGGAAGACGGTCTACAAGGAGATCAAGAGGGCGATCAAGCGCCTGGGCATACCGGAGAGCAAGTTCAAGATCACGGTCAGCCCCATGGAGATCACCTACAAGCCCAACGGCAACACGATCTACTTCACCGGATCCGACAGTATAGACGACACCAAGGGCATCATCGACGAGAGCAAGCCGATCAAGCTGGTGCTCCTGGACGAGGTCAGTGAGTTCTTCACCGATGGAGAGGGCGAGGACGAGCTCCAGAACATCGAGGCGACCTTCATCAGAGGCAACGCCGAGGGCTTCCAGATGCTCTACCTCTTCAACCCACCGAAGAACCCCAACGCGCCGGTCATGACATGGCTGGCCAAGATGCAGAAGCGCCCCGACGTGCTGCATGTGCATGTCGACTACAGAGACGTCCCAGTCAGCTGGCTGGGTGCGAAGCTGGTGGAGGCTGCGGAGATCCTCAGAGAGATCGACGAGAGGCAGTGGCGCTGGCTGTGGCTGGGGCTGTGCATCGGCGTGGACGAGGTGATCTACTACATGTTCGGCGGCAAGAACATCCACCGGACAGAGGAGGAAGCCTTTCCGATCATAGGCATCGGCGTCGACTACGGTCAACAGAACGCCACCACATACCAGGCGGCCGGTCTCAATATGAGCCGCCACCGACTGGACGGCCTGCAGGAGTACTACCACAGCGGCCGAGAAACAGGAACCCAGAAGAGCCCGAGCGAGTACGCCAAGGACTTCGTGGAGTTCACCGACGAGCTGCACGAGAAGTACAGCTGCAGCACGTTCTACGTGTACATCGACCCCAGTGCCAAGGGCCTGGCGGAAGAAATAAAGAGAGCAACGCGGTCGTGTGACTACGTCGTGCTGCTGCGAGATGCTGACAACGACGTCGCGCTGGGGATCAGCCGCGTGCAGAAGCTCCTGACCTTCGGGATGCTCTCCGTGGATCCATCCCAGGAGATGGCCGTGCAGGAGTTCGGCCTCTACGAGTACGACAAGAAGAGCATCGAGAAGGGCCGAGAGGTCCCAGTCAAAACAAACGACCACTGCATGGACGCCATCCGCTACCTGGTGATGGGGCTCTGGAGCAAGGTCAAGAGATACCTGCCAGTGCAGGACGAAAAGGAGGACGGTGAGCAATGAACATTTTCACCTACTTGAAAAAGAAGGGCATCGACACCGTCGACAGCTCATTCTACACAAGGATCAAGCTGTGGGACAGCTGGTACCGCGGAAACGTGGCCAAGTTCCACAACTACCGCATCTACCACGGCGCCGGACAGCACACCAACTGCCAGCGCAAGAGCCTGGGCATGGCGAAGAAGGTCTGCGAGGACATCGCCGACCTGCTCCTCAACGAGAAGGTCAAGATCACCCTGGGCGATGAGACGACCAGCGCGTTCGTGAACCAAGTGCTCGAGGACGCCAACTTCAACGTGCAGGGCAACGAGTACCAGGAACGCAAGGCAGCCTGCGGCACTGTGGCCTACGTGCCATACCTCACCGACATGGAGATCGACGAGGAGGGCAACGTCATCAGCGCCAAGATCAAGCTCGACTACGTGGTAGCGCACAACATCTACCCAACGGCCTGGGAGAACAGTCGGATCACGGAGTGCCTCTTCGTGTTCGAGAAGACGTACAACCGCAAGAAGTACGCCCACATGCAGCTCCACAAGAAGGAGCCGATCGAGGGCGGCGGCTTCCAGTACGTCATCGAGAACAGTGTGGTGCTGGCCAGCGATGGAGCTGGCAAGGATCTCACCGAGGAGCAGTGGAACAAGATCCCATACTTCGAGGGGCTCGCTCCTAGAGTGGAAACCGGAAGCGATCAGCCTCAGTTCGTGATCGACAAGCTCAACATCGCCAACAACGTGGACGAGGATGACACCAACCCGATGGGCGTGAGCATCTACGCCAACGCCTGCGACGTGCTTGCCAAGATCGACCTGGAGTATGACAGCTACGCGAACGAGTTCACCCTCGGCCGCAAGCGCATCTTCGTGGCTCCTGAGATGCTGACAGACGCAAACGGCGAGCAGGTCTTCGACCCGAACGACTCCGTGTTCTATCAGCTGCCGGAGGACTTCTTCAAGGACACCAAGGAGGCCATGCACGAGGTCGACATGAAGCTCAGGGTCACAGAGCACGAGGACGCGATCAACAACGACCTCAACCTGCTCAGCTTCAAGTGTGGCTTCGGCACGCAGTTCTACCGCTTCGAGCGTGGCAACGTAGCGACGGCCACCCAGGTCATCAGCGAGAACAGCGACCTCTACCGCTCAGTCGTGAAGCACGAGATCATCCTGGAGGACGTTCTCAAGGATCTGATCCGCGTGATCATACGCCTGGGCAAAGCGGCGAACATCGCCGACCTGGTAGAAGACACTGACATCACGATCGACTTCGACGACTCCATCATCGAAGACAGCAGCGCAGAGCGTAACGAAGACCGCCAGGACGTAGCCATCGGCGCGATGGGCCTGGCCGAGTACCGTGCGAAGTGGTACGGCGAGACCATAGAGCAGGCACAGCAGAACCTTCCAGAGCAGGGCGCTGGGATCCTTCCCTGAGTAAATGGACGAGAGCTACCACAACCTGCTCGCCGCAGGAGTAGAGAAGAAGATGAGAGACCTGGAGGTCTCCATCATGGAGGACATCGTTCGCCGGATCCAGAAGGCTGGCACGATCACCGAGACAGCTGACTGGCAGATCCAGCGCCTCATCATCCTGGGCAACAGCACCGAGGACATCCAGGCACTGATCAGCAAGGCCGTGGACGGCAACGAGGAAATGGTTCGCCAGCTCTACGACGAAGTCATCGCCAGAGAGTACACCGGCATGAAGGAGATCTACGAGGCCACCGGCAAGCAGTTCATCCCCTACGAGCAGAACGCTGAGCTCCAGCAGCTCGTGGACGCGATGGTGCAGCAGAGCACGGAGGAGCTCTTCAACATCACGAAGAGCACCGGCTTCATGGTCGACATGGGCAACGGCTCCAAGGTCTTCACGCCACTCTCGGAGA